AACTTCCCTCTTGACCTCGCTGCTGCTGAGACAACTCCTGTTGCTCTTACTGTCCTGCGATTGGTTGATAAAAACTTTATAAGTTCTTTAGAGACCCGAAAGGGTCTCTTTTTTTATAAATAAGTATAGAAAATACGCATTACATTAATGAAAATATGTTCAAGGTGTAATCAATCTTTACCAGAAAGTTCCTTTCATAAGAGAACTTATGCTTCTGGTAGTGTTGGATTGCAACCAAAATGCAAAAAATGTTCCACCGACAATCGTAAAAAATATTATAAACCCCATGAGTTTATGCGTAGAAAGTTTAAACTCACGGAGGACCAATATAATGACTTGATGAAAAATGAGAACTGCCAGATATGTGATGTGGAACTAACCAAGAAGTGTATCGATCATTGTCACTCTACAAATAAGATAAGAGGTGTTCTTTGCAATAACTGCAACACTGCACTGGGTTTAGTTGGAGATAATATAGATACTCTTCATAAAATGATTGTTTACCTTAATGTCTCATAATCCTCAACACGAACCCATGCCTAAGTGGGTTATCTGGTTTGGTGTAGGCACAATGGTATTCACAGTTCTTATATTCCTTTTCTTCACTCTTGGAGTAATTTATTGGGGATGATAAACACAGATACACCTTATAAACTTCGTGATATAATACAAGACACTTGGCCAAACCTTTATTACCTAAAGAAAGATGATTGGAAACCTGGAACCAGAGGAGAACGTAATGATGCAGAAGAAGTACCCGAGTGCTGATATGTTGGGGCAACTTGCAATTGTCCTACAACAACTTGGATGGGACAGTGATGATGAACTTCGTGTAGATGTTGGTGGTGTTTGTTTCACTGGTATTGATCAAACAGAAGATGCCAATCCAAAGTGGGCACCCCCATACGGCACAGTCAAGTATCAACATGATGCGTTTATTGTGATTAAGAATGTCTCTCGTAATCCTGTGGTTCCTTCTCAACCAATGAGTTGACATCTATTATTAAGTATTGTAAACTAAATATGAGAAACACGATAGGAGGCTATGACTTCTTCAACACTTTCCCCGCCCATTTCACAACGAGGTTGGTTCGATGTCCTTGACGACTGGCTTAAGAGAGATCGTTTCGTTTTTGTTGGTTGGTCTGGATTACTTCTTTTTCCCACAGCTTATCTTGCTCTTGGTGGTTGGCTTACTGGGACAACTTTCGTTACGAGTTGGTACACTCATGGCCTTGCATCCAGTTATCTTGAGGGTGCAAACTTTCTTACTGCGGCAGTTAGTACTCCAGCAGATAGTATGGGTCATTCTCTTCTTCTTCTCTGGGGCCCTGAGGCTCAGGGAGATATCGTCCGCTGGTTCCAACTTGGGGGACTATGGACTTTTGTGGCGCTCCACGGAGCCTTCAGTCTTATAGGTTTCATGTTGCGTCAATTTGAAATCGCACGTTTAGTAGGGATTAGACCGTACAATGCTATCGCCTTTTCTGGTCCGATTGCTGTCTTTGTGTCTGTTTTTCTCATGTACCCTCTCGGACAGTCCAGTTGGTTCTTTGCGCCATCGTTTGGCGTTGCAGCGATCTTTAGGTTCTTACTTTTCCTACAAGGTTTCCACAACTGGACACTCAACCCCTTTCACATGATGGGAGTTGCTGGTATACTGGGAGGAGCATTACTTTGTGCGATCCATGGAGCAACAGTTGAGAACACCCTCTTTGAAGACAGTGATCAAGCGAATACGTTCAAAGCTTTTGAACCAACTCAAGAAGAGGAAACATATTCCATGGTTACAGCGAACCGTTTTTGGTCGCAGATTTTCGGTATTGCATTCAGCAATAAGCGTTGGTTACACTTCTTTATGTTGTTTGTTCCTGTTATGGGCCTTTGGACCAGTAGCATCGGTATTATTGGTCTTGCACTTAATCTTAGAGCTTACGATTTTGTATCACAAGAGATTAGAGCAGCAGAGGATCCAGAATTTGAAACGTTCTATACAAAAAATCAGCTTTTGAATGAAGGCTTGAGAGTATGGATGGCTACAGTGGATCAACCTCACGAAAATTTCCAGTTTCCAGAGGAAATTATGCCTCGTGGCAATGCTCTCTAAATACAACTGAATATCGTCGGCGCATCAAGAGGGTAACTGGCAAAATCCAGTACATACCCTCTTTTTTATGGAGAAAAAGAATGGGTATGTTTGACACTGTAAGAAGTTCTTATGACTTAGGTCCTGGATATCTACACAGAGAACTTCAAACAAAAGATTTAGATTGTTGTATGAATGATTACTGGATCTCTCCTGCAGGTCAACTGTTTGAGATTGATTATTCTGGTACTCAGGATTATCACGAAATCCCAGAAGAAGAAAGAACCCACGTTTTGAAGTTTTATGATGTGGTTCCAAATGGCAATCATGGAAGAGTAAAACCTGTTTACCTTTTCAAGGTGGTGGAGATCTATCCTGCCAAATGGGACGCATACTATTCGAAGTGGCCCTCTTGTCATGTGTACTTCAGGGATGGTATGATACAGGAAGTCCGTCACACAGACCTTCATGTATTCTCTTAAAATTCTGGCACCATTTCTGTTACAGTATTGTGCGAATGAGTTTATCACTGGTCAAGGTGATTACTGTGTGATTGATAGATCACAACCACAAATTACCAGGTACTATGAACCTGGTAAATCTTGTTACGTTAATGGAACTTTTTATTCTAGGTGTGAAAACCAAATCAACTGATATATAAAGAAATGACATTCACTGTTTATTCTAAAGAAGGCTGTCCTTATTGTGAGATGGTCAAACAGGTTCTTATTGGTAAGGATCTAATGTTTACTGAATACAAACTCAATGTTGACTTTGATCGTGATCAATTCTATAGTGAGTTTGGTGAGGGATCTACGTTCCCTCAGGTGGTCATGGATGATCACAAACTAGGTGGGTGTACAGACACTGTAAAATATCTACGAGAACAAGGGATTGTGTAATGACCAGTGAACTCTACTACGACGTTGACCGAGCCATTGACTATGCATTTGAAGGACAATTTGTCCTAAAATTTTATGACTATCTAAAAGTTCGTGGAACAAAAAGAGCTGAAGTAGAAGAGTTTATTACTAGTTCAACTGCAACTGAACTCAGTGATCTTGTCAATGAACTAGAGGAATATCTTGAGGGTGGAAGTGACTACAATCACAAATTTCTACGTGAGGCCTATGGACACATTCCAAAGCCTCAAGCCAGGAAGATCAAAGAGTATCTCTATGGTATACTTCAAGATGCCTGGAAATACAGTCATGATAAGAAACCTGGAAGACGCAAGAAGGTCTCTAAATAAACCAGAGAGTTGGGAGGATGTAAGTAAGTTTCATTTGTTGTCTCTCTCTAGGATAGGAAAATGTTAATAGGAGTAACGCTTGTTTTTTCCACCCTCTTCTGCCTGGGTGGTACATTAGTTGGGTTTGTGGTTGGATGGTTTGCAAGTGAAAAGTACAACGAATACATGGAACTTAAAACTGCGCAAGTCACAACCCATCCTGAAATGTATGATACGGATGGAAACTTACTTAGTACCGAACTAACTGCACTTCGATTTGTAATCGACGACGAAAATTATTACGAAGACGACGAGTAATCATGCCTGCTACGAAAACTAAATTACCTCCCAATCCGTTGGTGAGTGAAATTCTTGATGCTGTAACAAAAGCCCGATCAAAGGCTAAAAAAATTGAGATCCTTCAGGAGTATGATTCTCCTGCACTTCGTTCTATTCTTATCTGGAATTTTGACGATACTGCAAAGAGTATGCTTCCTGAGGGTGAAGTTCCTTATAATCCCAATGAGGCTCCAAAAGGGACTGATCACAATCGACTGACTTCTGAGTACAAGAACCTTTATCACTTTGTCAAAGGTGGTAATGATAGTCTTGCACCTCTGCGTCGTGAGAGTATGTTCATTCAACTTCTGGAACGTCTTCATGCTGAGGAAGCTGAGGTCATCTGTCTTACCAAAGATAAGAAGTTGTCTGATAAGTACGCACTAACTAAGGACGTAGTTGCAGAGGCCTTCCCAGAGATCAACTGGGGTTGGAGGTCCTGATGGTATTAGGAAGCGGTGATGTCCAGAAGATGAAACGGATGGGCGCCACCGTCATCCATTCCAACTGCGATCCAGAAGCTGCAAAAGATAAATCTTTACCATCTTCAAGTTATCTTGTTTGTTGTAAAGATGGAGATGAAACATGGTATGACATCGTGATGGGGCTTCAAGTTCCTATCTTCGATGCATACCATGAAGTTTTTGGTTATAATGTAATTCAACATTGGAAGTGGACTGATGGTAACGTCAATCCTAAACTTTGGATGTCTAGAAATGAATCTGACAAGAAAAAGAAATGACACACGAAGAGATGCTTGAGGAAGCAGAGAAAAGAGAAGAAGAAAACAAACAACTTGGTCTTGGTGCTGGTGGATACAAGCCAGAATTCAAAGTAGCCGAGACTGGTGGCTTTGTTGGTGGTCGTGACATGGTTGATGAGGTTGAGGTAACTGATCCTCGTCAAAACCTTGACAACTACACTGTCAACATGCAAGAGATGAAGAAAGTTGTAAAGAGATATAAGAAACTTAAGAAATATACAAAGTCAAATCTGTTTCAAATTCAAAAACTTAGTGGTCAAGAGACAATCATTGACAGACTTACTAAGGAATATGAAGAGAACCCAGAATTGTAACATAAGTTACAAAAGTATTTGACTATATAATCTAACAGGTCTATTATGACCTTACGTTCATTCGTTATTTGCGAATAACGAACGGAAGTAAGCCGACTCGGAACGGAACGTTCATCTATGGAAACACTCCTTCTAACGTGTCTCCAGGCACAACTGATCATGTCCAGAGTTAACACCTATCAAGGTATCAGTCCTCAAATTAGGAATGATATCATATGGGAACTTAGACAAGTGACAAAGAAGGAATGTAAAATAGACGCAAAAGCCGACTGAAGGAACGCTCTTTAACCTAAAAAACTAAGGAGAACCCTAATGTCTAAAGTCGTTTATCGTGGCATCGAGTATGATACCCAGAAGCGTCTGGAGTATCAACAACAAATGATGCAACAACCCCAACAACAAAATGAAGTCTATCGTGGCGTCAAGTTTGTAAAGGAGGGGCACAAGTGATGCAAAAGCTGAACTTCCTGCAACTCATTAAAGAGAAGCAACAAAAAGAAACCCGTCGTCACCAGGCACAACTTGCACAGTTGGTTGGTACAAAGTAATGGAGAACTACACATATCACACTGATGATATGGATAGAGATAACAGGCCACCCGCCTGTTATCAACTCACTTACAGAGGGTGTAATTATTGGTCATGTTACGTCATCCACTTAGATGAGTGGTTTGAGAAGATGTGGAACCTAGAGGGGGACTGAGGTCTCCCTCTTTTTTTTGTGCTTGCCAAGACCCCGAAATCTAGATACAATAACTCTGTAAGGGTTCAAAGGACATGAACAAAGCCAAGCTTAAAGTTCTATTAGCCGCTTTAAGAGAGGTAGTAGAAGAACTTGAATCAGAAATCTATTCAGATACTCAGTCTTACCTTCAAGATATAAATTATAAAGTAAGTGATTATGATGAAGTATTTGAAGATGATGATGATGACCATATCAAATCACTAAATAATTTTACTTATTATCAAGTAAACGATGATGATGGAGATGGTCTCTAAAAAAATTCTTGAAGAGTTTCCTGGATATGAAATCCATTCAAATGGAAAAGTTTTCTCTCTAAAGAAAAAAGAATTCATTAGTGGAGTAAAACATAGAAGAGGATACACTTGTTATTCTCTCCAACATATATCTGGAAAAAGAAAACATACATCTCTTCATCGATTATTAGCTTTAGCTTTTATACCAAACCCAAATAACTTCGAAGTTGTTAGACATCTTGATGATGATAAAGATAATAATCAACTAAGTAATCTTGCTTGGGGAACTATTAAAGATAATATCGATGATGCCATTAGGAATAATGTTTTTAAAATTCCAGATAATTCTAAAAGGTGGTTAGTGAAAACTCCAGAGGGTTTTTTACTTGAAATAGAAAATCTCACTAATTTCTGTAAGAAACATAGTCTTACTAAACAAAACCTCCATAAAACTTACACTGGTGAAAGAGATCACCATAAACATTACAAACTGGTTGAGATGTTATGAGAACCGATTGGAGATATGGTGATAATCGAATGAAACTACGACAAGAAGTTCTTGATATTCTCCTCCAGAAATTTGGCGGAGAGTTAAGTGAAGATGGTTCTCCAAAGTATTCATCCCAATCAATCTATGAGTGTGCCCATGATTGGGTCTCACAGGGAAATGAAATCTCTGCAGGTGTCATTATGTTCTTCAAGGCTTATTACACTGACTATGGGAGGTATAGGATCTACGATGTATGAAGATCTAGATTGTTTCGAAAAGGCCCTATCACACTTTGGAACTAGGGTTGACATTATTGTTGCCATGGAACTAGGTGACAAGATAAACTCAGAGACTGCCTATCAAATGATCAAGGCAGAACTGAAGGAACTCAAACGCATCCGTAAGTTAAAGAAAAAGTCCACCGAGGAATGATGAAAAAACTTTTTATTATTGCTTCACTTCTCTTTGCATCTCCTGCACTTGCAACTCCTGAAAAAACTTATCGACCTTTTCGATATGAAACTCCCTGCATGTTGGAACAAGGTCTTGCCACTTACCCAGATACTTGTGTAGTAATTGAAACCCGTGAGAAGGGTGGTGCATTGCGTACTCGTAACATCTACTCCAACAAACACTCTCTTACCATCAAGGGTCGGTTTGATAAAGAACAAGGTTATATGACTTGGGATAGTCACAATAAGTTTGAGTACAAGTGGGAGTATAAAGTTGGTGGAGTTGGTGACCCAGGTGCCTGGACCTATGTAATGCCAGGATTTTTGGTTCAAAATGTTAGTTGGGATTGAGTAAAGAAATGACTGTAAAACTGATCAGTGTGACACCAGACGCAGAGAAGACCATGGCATACGTGGCTCGCGTCTCTAACCCCGCCAATCAAGAGAATGATAACTATGCGGGTCTTTTGAGGTACTGTATCAAACACAACCACTGGAGCGTCTTTGAACAGTCTTTCATGACGCTTGAGATTGAGACTACCAGGGCGATTGCGGCCCAGATCCTCCGTCACCGTTCATTCACCTATCAGGAGTTCTCGCAACGTTATGCCGATAGTTCTCTTCTTGGAGAAAGTATTCCTGTCCCCGAACTTCGTCGTCAGGATACCAAAAACCGTCAGAATTCTACCGATGATCTTCCTCAGGAATTGAAAGAAGATCTGTGGTTGAAAATCAATGATCACTTTGAAGCAGGGATGAAACTCTACAAAGAACTTCTTGATGCAGATATTGCAAAGGAGTGCGCTCGTTTTGTGTTGCCTCTTGCAACTCCTACCAGGATCTATATGTCAGGTTCTTGCCGTTCTTGGATCCATTATATTAATCTTAGAAGTGCAAACGGTACTCAACTGGAACACATGCGGATTGCAGATGATTGCAAGAAGATCTTTGTTGAACAGTTTCCCACCGTTGCAGAAGCCCTTGAGTGGGCCTAAATAACATCTATCCTGTTATAAATATTTATAACAGGATAAAATAAATGAAACATAAACATCACATAATACCAAAGTATGAAGGTGGAACTAATCTTAAAGAAAATCTAGTAGAATTGTCCACAACACAACATGCTATGTGGCATTATGCCGAATGGACTAGAAAAAAAGATGAAAGAGATTATCTTGCTTGGAAATGTCTTTCTGGACAAATAGGAAAAGAACAAATACAATACTTAAAATCAAAAATAGGTGGTAGTAATACTCCAAATACTCCAGAAATACAAGAAAAGAAAAGACAATCGATGTTAGGTAGAAAACAAACTGAAGAACATAAAAAAAGAAGAAGTGAAGCATTAAAGGGTAGAGTTTGTTGTAGTCCTGAAGCCATTCAAAGAATGCGCAAAACTAAACGAAAATTAACCGATGATCAAGTCAAAGACATTTTGAATAGTGATGAAAAAGGTGTTACACTGGCTTCTAAATACAACATCGCTCCTTCTCTTGTTTCAAAAATAAAGAGAAGAGCGTCACCCGCTTATAAACATTGTTATTGAGGATTTGTTATTTTGCCGACATACCCCGTAGTGAACACCGAGACAGGTGAACAAAAAGAAGTTGTAATGAGTATTAATGACTGGGATCAGTGGTTAAAGGATAATCCAGATTGGACCCGTGATTGGTCTGATCCATCTACTGCTCCCATGGCGACAGAAGTGGGTGATTGGAGGAACAAACTGATTTCCAGAAATCCAGGCTGGAATGATGTCCTTCATAAAGCATCACAAGCTCCTGGTTCTAAAGTAAAGAAACTCTAGTATGGCGAGAAAAAGGAAGTCCTCTGAACCCATCGGTGTTGGTTACACATCCAAACAGATGAAGCGAAAGAAACCTATTAATAATGACTTCTTAATAGATATCGAACCGCTTACTCCAAACCAACAAAAGTTGTTTGATGCATATGATGAGGGTAAGAACTTGTTTGCATATGGATGTGCAGGTACTGGTAAAACTTTTATCGCACTCTACAATGCACTCAAAGATGTTCTGAACGAGTACACTCCTTACAAAAAGATTTACATCGTTCGTTCATTGGTTGCAACCCGTGAGATTGGTTTCCTTCCTGGAGATCATGAAGACAAATCGGCTCTTTACCAGATCCCTTATAAGAACATGGTAAAGTATATGTTTGAAATGCCTAGTGATGCAGATTTTGAGATGCTCTATGGTAATCTCAAGTCTCAGGAAACAATCTCTTTCTGGTCTACATCATTCCTTCGTGGTACAACTTTCGACGATTCAATTCTGTTGATTGATGAGGCCCAAAACTTGAATTTCCACGAACTTGATAGTATAATTACCCGTGTGGGTGAGAACTGCAAGATCATTTTCTGTGGTGATGCATCCCAAACGGACCTTCAAAAGACCTACGAACGTAATGGTATCCTTGACTTCATGAAGATCATCGAACAAATGAATGAAAGTTTTGAGATGGTTGAATTTGGTGTGGATGACATCGTTCGTTCTGGTTTGGTTCGTGAATACATTATGAAGAAAATGGCTCTTAATCTCTAATGCAAAGAACTTATCATAATTATCTGGGTGACGTTGAACTAGAGAAAAAAGAAACCAACGGTTGTCGTCTCTATCTTCTTCCAAGTGGTGACTGGGGGCCTTCGATCACCTCAGTCACCTCTTTCTATAATCGTCAAACTTTTATTGACTGGAGAAAGAAAATTGGTGAGGAAGAAGCCAATCGCATCACCAAGAAAGCCACAACTAGAGGCACTGATTTTCATGAAGCGGCACAGTCTTATCTTGAAGGTAAAGAACTCATCTGGGACAACCACCTTCCAGCAACCCAGTTCATGTTCCACTCCGCCAAACCGTTCCTTGATCGTATTAATAATATACATGCTATTGAGCGTACCCTTTATTCTGAGTATTTCGGTATTGCTGGGCGTGTTGATTGTATTGCGGAGTACGACGGCGAGCTTGCTATCATTGACTTTAAAACTTCAGACAAAATTAAACCAGAGAAGTGGTTAGAGAACTACTTCGTTCAAGAAACTGCATACGCATGTATGTACTATGAGATGACTGGTATTCCAGTCAAGAAGTTGATCACAATTATGACAACTTCCTCTGGTGAAGTTAAAGTATTTGACAAAAGAAACAAAGACGAGTATATTAAGTTATTAGTTCGATACATTAAAGAATTTGTTACTCATAAGCTCTCCAATGAATAAGGATCTGGACAAGGCACTCAAAGAAAAGTTTTTGTGTCAGACAAAATTCGCACAAGACATCGAAGATCTTGTTAAGTACAATGATGACTTGAACTACATTGATGCAATTGTTCACTATTGCGATGAAAACAAGATTGAGTTGGAATCAGTTGCGAAGTTGATCAGTAAACCACTGAAAGAAAAGATCAAGGCTGAGGCCATTGAACTCAACTTCCTCAAACGTACATCACGCGCACGATTGCCCCTGTGAAAGTGTCACCTTTTGATTGTTACAAAACCTATCTTGCGATGAAGAACCACTTCACCAAGGATAATTATGATTATGTAAAATACGGTGGAAAATCCCGTGCATCTGTTGCGTCTTTCAACAAACGACGTGACAGATATTTTTTTGAGAGGATGTCACGGAAGAAAGATGATGACGAAATCCTACAGTATTTCATTGCAAACTTTATTTCCAGTGAAGACCCTGGTAAAGTCTGGATAGGAGAGATTATTCAAAATGGAGAAACCAACTTCAAGGAATGGCAAAAACGAAACCAATCCTTGTCCTACCTATTCGGAAACGAAGTTGAAACAATCTTTACAAGAGATAATTTCGACAGTTACTTCCATACTCAAGGCCAACATCCGAAAATCTTGAAGTCTTATCTTAGAAAAGAGATCTCTATTGAGACCTTGATTATTCTAGATAAGATTTTGGGTTTTGTGAAAGACTTTGATAAGAAACTGGATGACCCAATCTGGAGTACGGTTTCCCTCAAAATCAAGAAGTACGGTTCATTTCTAAATATTGACGTGCTTCGTTATAGAAAAATCCTGAAGGAGAAAGTTCTATGAGTTTTCTAAGTAGTCCTCAAGTTCGTGCTGGACTTGTAGAAATCAATGAACTTCAAGAAGAAATCTACAAAGATGCGATGAAGTTTCCTGCCATGTCACAGGAGGATCAGTATGAACATCTTACTAAGTTGGAAAACTTACTTGAAAAACAACGCATTATGTACACACGGGTTTCTCTTTCTGATGATCCCGAAGCATTGCAAATCAAAGAGAACATCGTGAACGCAGCTCAAATGCTGGGGTTCCCAGGTTCGGTGGATCCTGGAGACCTGTTCAACAACATGCACATGACCATCAAAAACTTGCGTAAGATGGTCGATAAGGGACTTGACAAGTAGGTCCCTCCCCTGGTACGATAACTCTGCCACCACAAAGGCCAAATCCAACTCAATCCGAGGTAATCTAATGTCTTTTTCTGACCTTAAAAAACAGTCCAAACTGGGTTCTCTGACTTCCAAACTGGTCAAGGAAGTTGAGAAGATGAATTCTCCTCAAGGTGGTGATGACCGCCTGTGGAAACCTGAAATGGACAAGTCTGGTAACGGTTATGCCGTTGTCCGTTTCCTCCCCGCACCTGAAGGTGAAGAACTTCCCTGGGTGAAGATGTACACCCATGCCTTCCAAGGTCCTGGTGGTTGGTATATCGAAAACTCTCTGACTACTCTGGGTCAGAAAGATCCCGTGTCTGAACTCAACACCCGTCTGTGGAACTCTGGTTCTGATGCAGACAAAGAGACTGCACGGAAACAGAAACGTAAACTCTCTTACTACTCCAACATCTACGTTGTGAAGGATCCTGCAAATCCTCAGAACGAAGGTAAGGTCTTCCTCTACAAGTTTGGTAAGAAAATCTTCGACAAGGTGATGGCTGCGATGCAACCTGAGTTCGAAGATGAAGATCCCATCAATCCTTTTGACTTCTGGCAGGGTGCAGACTTCAAGATCAAGATCAAGAAGGTTGCAGGTTATTGGAACTATGACAGTTCTGAGTTTGCCCGCCCTTCCGCACTTCTTGATGGTGATGATGATGCACTTGAAGCTCTCTGGAAGAAAGAGTTCTCTCTGCAAGAACTGGTTGCACAAGATCAGTTCAAGGACTACGATACTCTGAAGAAGCGTCTGGACAATGTTCTGGGTAACGCTACTTCCACCCGTCGTCCTGTTGCTGAAGAAGTTGAGGACGAAGATGACTTCCGTGGTCCTGTTCGTGATCTTGACGATGGTCTCCGTAACGAACTGAACAACCTCAACCGTGAACCTGTTGCAGTTGGTGGTGGTTACAGTGATGAAGATGAAGATGATGCTCTGTCTTACTTCCAGAAACTTGCTGAAGAGTGAGTAAACAAAAAACGTTCTGGAGGTACTGGGCCAAATCCATAGGGGAAAAGGCTACCAAAGATGACAAAGAATCAGATGTCGTGGCTGGTCTACGGACTGTTATATTTCTCACTTATCTCATCACTAATGTATTCATTGTTGCGGGGGTAGTGAGACACTGGAACGATGTTCCGGCCACCAAAAACGCTACTTGTTTCCAAAAATAGCGGGAAAAAAATTCTGGGGCTTTTTGACCTGTCAGGGTCGGCCCCAGTTTTTTTTTAGCCTGTAATTCTAATGTTCTCTGTCTTCTTCAGTCTCTCATTGATATATTGAGAAGATTTACCATATTTCATAATTTTCTCATATTCGTTAATAACGGTTCCAACGTATTCTGTGTTAATAAGGTTAATATTCCTCTTTTCTTCGTTTTTGGAAATTTCCCACTCAAAGACAGAAACTGATTTAATTGGAGAAACAGATACAACCTGAGTTCCTTTCAAATATTCGACTTTAAAACTTTCATCGACAATTTGACCTGATGGAACAATTAACTGATTATCTCTGTCTCTCCATTCAATAGTCTCATAATGGTGGATTTGAACTAATTCTTTTTCTGAGTACTTATCATTCAGATAAAGGTTCAAATCGTATTCAGTCATTGGCCATTCATTTTTAATATCAATGATATTGTTAGAAATTAGTACAATCCAATCAAGATCTGCATTACCATAAACTTTCTCAGCCACGTTGTCTGGTCTATCATCACCAGTAATCTTGTATTTTGTGAATTGAACTAAATTGGAGAAGTAATCTTCTCTGACCCTAACCCTTCTAAAAAGGTTCTTGACGCGAACAGTGTCTCCACTACTCTGTCTATCGTTCAACAGAGATGGGTAGTCTAAGTCTGGAAGTTGTCTAAGAAAGTTAGCCATTAGAATCCTACGTCGTCAATTGAATCTTCATCACCAAAACTATTGATATAGTCTGTATCGTAAATGGGTGCAAGTTCTGCGAAGTTCATAGTCACCAAAGTGGTAACTGGTTGACTATCTCCATCGTATGCAGCCCATCTACCAGCCTCACCAGTGTAATCAACTGAAAGGTTGGTTAATGCACAGGTCTTCATCTTAGTAAGACCTTTGATCTCTCTTTGTTCTCCTGGAGGACCTGCCTGAATGTATTTAAGAACAAATACATCAGGAGTACCAAGAAGTAAGTTTTTATTATCAAATCCAACAGTACCAAGAGTTACACCTTTTTTAACCGCAGAGTGTTGTTTTAACACTCTGATTATCTTTCTTACAACTACGGATTCTGAAGGGCTTCTTGGAGTAAATCTAACGGTAAATTGGAAAGTCCTGAGTGATGGTCCCGTAAAGAGAAGTTCTAAATTAGGATTTTCTACAACACCACCAGTTCTTGTAATAACCTGAGTTACATCGACATTTACACCCAATTTTGCGGCCGCAGCTGCAAGGTTATCCAATAAAGCCTTCCTTTGAACATATGGGTTTGAGATCAGTTGCCCTGCACCTCTTATTGCACCAGTTATTCCACCCGCAACTGTATTCGAAATATCTTCAAATTTTTGCCATGCACTTGTATCTGGACCAGCTCCTAAAGAACCAAAAATTGCATTATTAATTTCTCCACCTAAAGTTCCTGCAACGGAACTAAATTGTCCTCCACCCCATGCAACAGAATTACTATCACCAACTGCATTGGGAATTGGGAGAATAATTGTGGATAAGATCTTTGATCTTCTACCACCTTTTGAATCAATAGAGGCAGTTCTTAAAAATCTAGCGTTATCTGTTGCCTGATCAATCGTTGGTAATCCTCTTGCTGGTTCATATTGGAAGGTATGGATCATCAACGTATCTTGAATATTCATATCCAGATCTTCTGGATATCTAAGAGAAGCTTTACTGATTTGTGGTAGTGTTGCTGTGTTTATGGCAAGATCTTTGGCCCTATCTTGATTTAACCCAATTGTCGCCTGATCAAGACCTTCTTGGATCTGTGTTTGTACATCTGCACCAGGGGCAGTTCCAGTGCCAGGAGAACTATTAGGTGTTGCAGGTGCCGTGTTTCTATCTGCAACCCACCATGCGCCATCAAACTGCGCGAGGTCATCTCTTGAATATGAACCTTTATATGCGGCTCCTACGATATTTCTAGCTCTATTTGCAAATGTAATTCCTCCGTAATTTTGAAGAGCTTTATCCGTTACCTTTTCAAGAGTACTTCCGTCTTTTGACATTCTACTGACGGATTCTTCATAAATTACCGTACCAAAGTTGTTGTCATAATCACTTTTATTTTGTACTCCTATGACCCTATAGTACTCACTGTTTTCATCAATCTCAATATAGTATTGAGCACCGGCTTGAGTTTTGTATAGTTTTGATTTCTGTGTTTGTGCTGCAAATGACATTACTTATCCCTCCATACTCTATAGGAAGGATATTCAACTCCATTTGGAGTAACAAATTTTTCGGTTGGTAACAGTGACACGTCAGCCATCTCTGCTTCTGGAACTCTCATTATGCCACCTTGTATCCCACCAAAGTAATACCTATGTAAGGTCTTATTGGGTACAATTACACCATCTCCACTATTTAGAAGAGATAATGCAACACCTTTCCTTAGTTTTGGTTCTAAGTAATGTAAGTTTGCTCCCAGAAATCCATCTGGGAAAGTATTAATTATGTATGTCAGTGGGAACTGGTCGTAATACTTCAGTCTATTGGGTTTGGTTGCAATATAGTTGAAGAAGTACAATTCACCTCCTTCTGCTGGACCATATTGATCTCTATCGTTATCTGGATCATCATATTGTGGACCCTGATAGTTCTGTAGAACTTTCATGAGAGTACCACGATACCAATCGCGGCTGCGATTTTTCCCTCCAGCTTCAGATTTAACGATAGATGCGATACTCATTTAATACCCAACTCTTTTTCGGTGAATATCTTAAATTCCCAAAGACGATCATCACAGAATTCTTTGCAAGCCTTCCATTTAGCTTGATTAGTACCCCAGGTGTAAACTTCGTTGATCCAAGCCTTTGTTTTCTTTGGGGGATTTGGATTTGGTTCTTTACACTGTTTTGCGGGTTTGATCTCTACAACCATTCGACGCATTTTGCCAGTCGCGTCAATGTATTTGATGTAAAAATCTGGGAAGTACCTTCTCTTCTTTCCTGTCACTGGATCTTTATATGGGACACAGAACTCTTCACTGCCCCATTCAAGAATATTCTCATTATCATCACAGTATTTCATAAATTTTCTTTCCCAAAGAGATCTATAGACGATGTTTGTTGGGTCACCTTTGTACTTCTTTGGGTTGGAAGGCTTGTACTTCCCGCTATAACTCATAAATAACTCTTAACTGGCTGATATCTATTTATAGCCCAATGCCTATTCCACAACTGTATCAAATAGATGATATCAAGTCTAGATTCCAAAAGGTAGCACTAACAAACCACTATCAGGCATTCTTCCAAATGAATGCTGGTGTTTTGAGAGCCGCTTCATTAAGAGGAGTTACCAATAGATTTGTTGCAGAAGATCTAGGTTTATATGTTTGTGATGCAGTTCTCCCAGGATCCTCATTTGCTGATATTGAGGTTGCTGGGGATCGTCAAGGTATTACTGAAAGAACACCATATTCAAGAATTTATGATGACATAACCTTCACGTTTTATGTTGACTATGGTTATAACGTGATGAAATTTTTTGAATCTTGGATAGAGTATATTAATCCCTTAAAGTCAAGTAGAGGTGGTCGTAACTCCCAAGTAATGAGATTGACATATCCAGATTTCTATAAATGTGATATTCAACTCTGGAAGTTCAATAAGGATGCATTCCAACAAAGGAGTGGTTCTATCGCATACACATTCTTTAGAGCTTGGCCATATTCTGTTTCTTCAACACCTGTAAGTTATAATGGATCAAATGTGTTACAATTGAATGTAACCTTTAGATATGACAGATATATTGTGAATAGTGTAACTATTTCCGAAGAACCAGAAACAATCATTAGACAACAACAACTCTGGGAACAAAATCTTCTTGATGCAACTGGTGGTGGTATTGCACTGACTGGTGCTGGTACACTTCAGGAACTCTTTGAAATTACCAATAGAGGAGGATCTTTTGGTGGTCCTCAACAGAATGTTCCTGGAGTAAATCCAAGAGGAGAAGAAGTAACAACTCCACCAGTATTCCAAGGAAACTTTGGACCAGGCCCTAACACTGCATAATCACTCTAAATAAATCACTGACCCTCTCATTATGCCATTACCTACAATTGTTACACCTTCGTATGAACTGACTTTACCATCGAACGGAAAGAAAGTTAAATACAGACCATTTCTAGTAAAAGAAGAAAAAATCCTCATTCTTGCAATTGAGAGTGGAGATCCAAAAGATATTACTAGAGCTATTAAGGATGTCCTGAAGAATTGCATTTTAACTAGAGGTATCAAGGTAGATGAACTTCCTACCTTTGATATTGAGTATCTGTTCCTCAACATCCGTGCAAAGTCTGTTGGTGAGAGTGTAGACTTGATTGTTCGATGCCCAGATGACGGTCAAACGGAAGTTAATGTGACTGTGTATATTGACGAGATCCAAGTCAAGAAAGATAAGAAACACAGTACTGATATCAAACTTGATGATACTTACACCGTAAGAATGAAGTATCCATCATTGGAACAATTTGTGAACGAAAACTTTAGTTTCAGTGCAGATGTTGATAGTACTTTTGAAGTTGTTGCTTCTTGTATTGACATTGTTTTTAGTGAAGATGAGGCTTGGGAAGCGAAAGACTGTACAAAAGAAGAACTAGTAAACTTCATTGAACAGTTCAATTCAGTACAGTTCAAAGAAGTTGAGAAGTTCTTTGAGACAATGCCAAAACTTTCACACACCATCACTGTTACTAATCCTAATACTGGTGTTGAGAATGAAGTGACTTTGGAGGGACTTTCAAGTTTTTTCGGGTGAGTATGGCTCACATCACTGCGGAGTCATACTATCAACTCAACTTTTCGTTGATGCAGTACCATAAATACTCTTTGACAGAGATTGAAAATATGATGCCGTGGGAACGTGATATTTACGTTTCCCTGTTGAGGAACTATCTTGACGCTGAGAAACTCAAACATCAACAGGATAACGGTTTAGGTTAATGTCATTAGGACTAGGGTCGATCTTATCAAAGTTAATGTCAACAACTGGTGGATCTCCAGATCCAGGCAGTCTTGTTGGGTCTTTCTTTGGCAAATCTCAACCTAGTTCTACAGAGTTAATTCAGTTAAGTGAAGAAGAGAGAAGATCAAGAGCATTATCATTCTTTGGTGCAGAGGAGTATGGATATCCTTACCAGGGTGATGATGCACCAAACATTCTTATTCCAGAACCATTAGTACAAAGCACAAGCACTTTTGTACCACAACAAACTGAAGTTCCAGAAATTATTGATGCACCAAGAGGTCAGGTTGTTCGTGGTCTTGGTAACATCATACTAGAGATTGAAAGAATAAATCGCAACATTGCAAATATTCAACTTGCACTTGCGAGTAGTGCATCTATAGAGAAGAAATATAGAGATCAAGTAATTGAAGATAAACAACAGGATCTTACTTTAAGAGACAAGTTAAGATCTCAAAGAAGAGCTGATAGAAGAAGAGAAGCAACGTTCAAGAGAACGATGCAAGCCATTCCTGGTGTTTCTGCCGCAGTAGGTGCCACACAGTCATCGGTTCAGGCTTTGATCACTGCATCTTTGACTGCATTCATGGGTGGTATTATTGATGCCTTCAAGGAAGCAACAAAACAACCAATTGATACAACTCCTATTGATCCAACAAGATATAAAGGAGATATCTTTAAGGACAAGTCGTTTATTGAGGAAGTTAATAAGATAGCCAAAAATCTTGGCATGAGCCCTCTTGATTTGTTAGCTGTTATGGACTTTGAAACTGGAGGAACTTTTAGTCCTTCAATCCAAAATCCTGATAGTCTTGCTACTGGACTTCTTCAGTTCATACCTTCAACTGCACGAGGACTTGGAACAACTGTTGAAGACTTGAAGGGTATGACCCGACTTGAACAGTTGAAATATGTTGAAAAATATTTGAAGAACAAAGGTCTTCAAGGTGCAAGTCTTGATGATGTTTACATGAGTGTTCTCCTCCCTGCTGCTCAGGGAGCTGACATGGATGCAGCACTCTTTACTAAAGATGGTGGTGGTATATTCGGTCAATATGTATCTGCCTCTGTGGCTAAACAAGGATATCAACAAAATAGAGGTCTTGACGCAAATAATGATGGTGTAATTACAAAGGCAGAAGCTGCTGCACCAGTTTTACAGAGAAGACAGAAAAAATATCCAACACTTGAACCTAAACCTGTTGCGCCTCCAAAGGCACCAGGAGCTGGTCCTGCAACCGAACCTCCAAAGGCACCAGAACTAAATCGGGCAGCTGCACCAGTAACACCATCATCTGCATCAATTGCAAGTATTGGTCCAACAATGAGAGCTCCAATTGTTATTGATGCTAGAGTTCAAAGAGAATTAAACAGACCAAAACCAGTGTCGGCTTTTGGACAACAGGATGATGTTGCATCAATTGAACCTAGACTGGTCAACACTGGTTATGAAAGTATGTTTGCGGTATAATCATGAAATTCAATCCTATTAAAGATCTAACTCCATTTGAAAGAGACCGTGCCGTACAACAACTTGGTGGCGCCACGGAAAGTGAAGTTGCCTCATTTTCAAGTTCTATTCGAACTGCAAGTTTAAGAACGTCTGCGATTGTAGATCAACTTCGTAGAGACAATAGTACTCTAAAGAAAGATCTTGATACAATCTCTGCACTTGATAGAAGATTAAGAACAAATATTCCTATTATTCCTGGTCAGTCTGCAGTTGCTGGTAATATCTTTGGTGAGCCAGACATTACTGCACCATCTGGTATTCCAATACCAAAGTTTCCAAAGATAAAACCTCCAACTCCTCCTATTCCAACACCTCAACAACAACCACAGGAACAACCACAAACTCAACCACAAACTCAACAACAGGAACAGGAACAACCAAAAACTAGAGAAAAACCTTGGTGGGAAAGAATACCAATCCCAACAATTCCTCCATTAATTCCACCACTTCCTGATTTTGAGGGTATTCCTGGATATGGAATTGCAAAAGGTATTGACAGGAAACTAACAGAAGTTACAACAAGCTTTGAAAAGTTCCTGAAAGAAAAACCAGGAACTGCGATGGCGTTTGATCTTGGCACTGGTGGATTTGGAACTGCTGCAAGTCTTTTTGCAGCATCTCCAACCTTACTTAGACTTTTGGGTCCAAGAGCTCAGAGATTTGCACAGGGAATGTTTGAAGGTCGTGGTGCAGTTCCTGTGGCTAGACCAAGGACATCAACATATGGTGATATTCCAATTGGTCCTCAACCTGCAAGACCAATGGCTAAACCTGGTCCACTGACACCAGGTATGGTTGCACCTAGAACACCTGCAACTACTGCAACTCCGCCATTCTCAACACCTTATGGAGAGATTGTAAGGGGTCTTCCAACAGCCACTGGTCGTCGTTTGGGTGGTCCACAGGTGGTTTCTAGACAACCCCTGATGAGAGGATTTCAAAGTGGTGGTATGTTTAGAAAGGGTCCTGCAATGACCAATGAAGAACGTGCAATCACTCAAGCTCTTAAAGATTTGGGGCTTGAAGATCAAATTGAACAATTCATGGATCCTTCGAATGTCTATTCTCAACTTGCAAGAAAGGATGTAGATGAGTTAGTAAAGAGAGTTTATGGACGCACGGATGAAATTACAGAGAGAATTTTCGGTGTAACATCTGCACCAATACGAAAGAAACCAATAAACGCTGATAGATTATTTGGTCCAAACAAATATAGTTCTGGTCAAATTAGTGACGCGATTGATATCTTGAAATCTGGTCGAGCCAGAGGTGTTGCCCAACCTGGATCTATTGGTCACTTCATGCAACTTGATCACCCAGAAGTTAGAGAACAGTTCATGAACTATCTTCTTGGTGCAAAAAAAACCAAAGAGGGTATTCCTAACTATGGTTTCTATGAGAAAGTTCTTAGACAAACTGGATTACTTGGTGATCCACCAACACAAATTGATGACGATGTGTTCAGGTTCCTGCTGAACTATCACAAGAAAGTAAAACTTGATATTGATCCTCTGTTGAAGGAACTGTATAAGAATGAACTTCTTGATCCATCAACTCTAATCAACTATAAAGATAGAATTACAGACGTAATTAAAAACTCCACAAGATCTCCAATGATTGAACCTCTGGTAGTACCAAGAGGTCCACAGAGTACCATTCTTGGTACACCAAAATCCATGGACATTGCGTCCTTGGGTATAGATACTAGTGTAGAAATTCAAGAAATCTATTACATCGTCGGTTAATGTCTTACATCAAGAGCGTAGTTGTTAGAGAGTTTTCCATCTTCAGTCGTTCTGGAGATCAAATATCTCTTGGTGGAGAAATCACCGCACTTCTTTCACTTGATTATGGTGAGAGTATTTTTGAACCAGTTGTCAAATTAGTTGCAACTTTTGCGGGAACGGAGAAAGCTCTATCCCTGATTAAAACCAGAGGTACAGAACGTGCAACTCTAAAGATAGAACATCCTAGTGGTGTGTTGAGTTTTGATGATCTTCGTATTCAAGGAACTCAGGAACTCAATACAACTTCAACTACAACGGTGTTTGCTGTCAACTTCATGACGCCAGATGCAGTCTATAATGAACAGAGAAGACTGACGCAAAGATATGAACCAACGGTCAAGATTAGTTCTCACGTTGAAACTATTCTTACAACAAATCTAAGAACTGATAAGAATTTTGATATTGAAGAAACTGCAAATGCTGATGGTTTCTTCGGTAACTATTGGATGCCTTTCAAGGCAATCTATTGGCTAGCTAAAAGGTCTATTTCGAAAACTGGCAGCTCTGATGGTGCAGGAACAGATCGCGCAGGTTTCTTATTCTGGGAAACAAAGAGTGGATATAATTTCAAGAGTATTGATACCATTGCATCAAATGCAAAAAGTAATGTAGTTCAAGAGTTCTATCAAAGTGAAGTTGTTGATGAAACAGATACGATTTCTAACTTTTATATCTTCAAACCATTCTTTGAAAGAGATCAGGATATCATCAGTCAAATGAGAACTGGAATGTATAGTGATAGTGCATCCTATTACAACGTACATTCTCTGGGAGCTCCTGTTGGTCAGGATTTAAATTGGGCCGAGGTTGCAAAGAGACAAACACACTTTGGAGATAGTATTGATGAACTTGATTTTAGTGTAAATGAAAATGGTGGATTTCAATCTATCAGTTTCTTCGTTGATGGAACGATGAATACTGATGGTAAGATTGCATATAACAATGCAGGAAATGGAGAATACAATCCACACCAAACAGTTACACAGGCTAGAATGAAATATATGTCGATGCAATCTATTTCATTGAGGATTACAGTTCCATTTAACCTTGAACTTGAGGCAGGACTTCCTATTAGTGTTAGTTTGTTGTCAAGTAACAGAGGTATTGACAAAGATAAGTCTGGAGTGTATCTTATTAAAGATCTTAGACATTCCTACACATCGGATGCGTCTTATACCAATCTAAGATTGATTAGAGATACATATGGTATAAACAAAGATAGTTAAATAGTTCATACTGCAACAGAAACATGGAAAACATCGACAAACACATTCAAGCAGACGAAGATCTTCTCAGTGATCCTACTATCTCTCCACAGGCTCGTAGACACACAGAGGAAGAACTGGAAGCTTTGAAGGCATACAAAGAACATCATCCTGGTGAACAACACGATCCAACTCCACTTGAATTGTATTGTGATACTCATCCTGATGCATCTGAGTGTAGAGTTTACGAAGACTGAGATAAATAACTGAAAATCTTGGGCTTTAATGGATTTACTTGACGGTTCTACTAGTTTTGGTAAAAATGTAAATTGGTGGATCGGTGTTGTTGCTCCCCGATCCGCCTGGGCCGATGGTGGACTTCTAACTAACGATAAAGAAGTTGGTTTAAAATCTAATGAACCCGAGATTGACGTATATTATAATCGCGTAAAAGTAAAGGTAGTAGGATATCACGATAACATCACAAATCCCCGTGATCTACCATGGGCCAACCTTCTTGCATCTCCAATGTTGGCCTCTGGTTATGGGTTTAAAGAACAAACTCACATGTTGGAGGGTGGTGAGAGCGTTTTTGGTTTCTGGATGGATGGTGAAGATGAACAGAAACCATGTATCGTAGGTGTCTTCTATAGACACAAGAGAGCCTTTGACAATCAACCACCACTCAAAGGATCTGCACCGAAAGATATTAATAGTGCTGGTTTAAAAGATGCACTTGAGGGAAGCCCCACAGGAGAAACTGCTGGTACTAAAATAGCCACGAAAGATCCAATCCCAGAAGAAACTTATAATGCATCTCCCAAATATGTAAGAGATCCTATCACTGGTAGACCTACCCGTGATAAGACTATTAGACCAAGTAAAACAAATGAACCTTCTACTAAGAAGGGTATGGGTGATGCTGCAGAGACACACCATGGACTTTTAAACATAAGAACAAATAGACCAACATGTAAAAGAGATGGTGCCGTTTCCGAAATTACTGGTGCCCTCGCAGATTTTACAGAGTTCCTTCTCACCGTACAGGGTTATGCAAACTTCTATGTGAATGGGATTACTGGTGTTCTTACCAATCTTCAAGGTGAGATTGATTTGATTGCAAAGAAAATTGCAAAGATTATGACTGGAGTTTTTAACTCTGTCCGTGACTATTTGTTTTCTTTGATCGGTGAGAAAATTAGCCAGTTTATTGGAACATCACTTGCAGATGAACTTGTTCCAATTTTTGGTGAAGCCAATAAGAAGATCATGGACCAGATCTATTGTATCTTTGAGAACCTTATTAAGGCATTGTTGAAGACAATCAAAGATTTTCTTATTGCTCTCGTTGGTAACTTTGTTAACGCACCTCTATGTGCTGCGGAACAGTTCATGGGTGCAATCATGAACAAACTTCTCAATGATATGCAACAGGCGATTGGTCCAATTCTTGATACTCTCACAGAAACTCTTGGTGGTGCCTTAGGTAAGGTAAATGAGATTATCGGTCAGGCTCTTAAGTACATCGGCATCATTTATAAGTTCATTGGATGTGATGGATTTAAGTGCCCACTACCTTCTAGTTTTAGTAATGCATATGGACCTTCTCAACAAGAAAAGGATGATGCAAATAAGATCTTCAAGAGTATTTCCATTCTAAACATCACAACTGCGGTTGATGAAAATGGAAAGACAAAACAAACTGTTGGTGGTTTCTTAGATGAAGCCTCTAACAATGTTGATAGTATGTTCAGTTTGACACCTGAACAACAAGCCAATGCACAATATGTTGCATCCATTGTTGGTGGATGCCCTACCAAAGTTTTAAGATGTGGCCCACCCCAAGTTCAAATTTTTGGTGGAGATGGTATTGGTGGAGCTGCAAATGCAGTTGTCAATAATCTTGGTGAGATTATTGGTGTCAATATGACCGATATTGGGTTTGGATATTCTCCAGACAAACCACCATATGTTACCTTCCGTGATGCATGTGGTAATGGTTCGGGTGCAAGAGGCCGTGCAATCATTGAAAACGGTGGTATTGTAAGAATTGTGATTGATAATGGTGGTTATGGATATTTGAATAATAATGGGGATGTTATTACAAGTGAGGGAACTATTCCTGGAAATCCTGCCACTGGAAATGAAGTCGATGAACTTGTAGGACAGATTGATACTGTAGAAGTCAACAATCCTGGTTTCGGATATAATCCAGATGATACCACTTTGGATGCTGGTAATGGATCTTGTCTGAAACCAGTCATTCTTGGTGGAAAGATTGTTGCTGTGGAAATTTGTAATGGTGAGGCTGGTAGAGGAACTGGATTTACATCAATTCCAGAAATCACAATAAATAGTCCTACTGGTATCGGTGCAGACTTGAGTGCAGTTCTTAGGTTCACTGGTGTGAATGAACTGTCTCAACCTCTGGATCCTGCCAAGGTTGTTCAAGTAATCAATTGTGTAAGTAGATAATGCCAAACGCAGGAAGGGGTGACTTTGATATAGATGAGAAGAGGAGATATCGCCAAGAGAGCGGTATGAACTCTCCTTATGGTGTTGTAAGTTATCGTGTTTTAACCAATCTTGGTTCTGGTCAGGGTTGGTATCAGAATGGCACCAGTGAAGATCATCAGATGGCTGCAAGTGGCAGGTCTGTAGAATCATTAGGACAAAACCTTAAAAAGGTAAAGACTGATGTAGAAGATCCTCTGAACTGTGCAAAGATCATTCAGGCAAAACATGGTGATATTGTTATTGAAGCCCTTGATGGAGATCTTATACTGAGAGCTGATAATATTATCATCGATGCGAATGGAACCCGTGACAATAATGATGGTGATATTTTAATTCAGGCTAATAAAGCCATGAAGATCACTGCTCCTGATCTTAGAGTTGAAGGTACACAACTTAAGTTACTTGCAACTAAAGATTTTACTTTGCTTGGTAAAGCTTATGGTGAAGTTGTTGGAGGTGTACTGAATTTAGTACAAGCATCTGATTTTCCAACATCATCCTTAATTACAAAAATCGGTAACGTTGCAAAGTCTTTCCTTGGAATATAATGTCTAGTTTTTCTTCTCTTAACGGACCACTACTTACTGTAGGGTCACAATTATCTTCTGGGATTACAAAGGCACAGATCATACCATACAGTAAGTCTCTTTATGGTGGATTGAGTATCCTCAACGGCCCAGTACAAATTGGTGTTGCCCCTCTCTTGACACCAGCTTTAGGAACTGTTTATGTTGGACCAGTACCTCCAACTTCTGGCCCTGCATCATTAGCTGGAATGCATGTGTTTCATCCTACAGTTGGAATAAATGTATTCGCACCAATTGCAGCTAACTTCAATGGTATTGTCAACACAAATTCGGTTTGGAATTCCAATGGTGTTGGTTATGCCTTTGGTCTCATGCAGTTTTTGGGTGTCTTTAATAAGATTGGAAAAAGTGTAGAAGTTGGTGGTACTACAAAGGCAGAACCAAATATTGAAGAAGCCGCACCAAACAGAAGTAGTGCGGGCAATATGTCAATTGCTGGTAATCTATCTGTTGTTGGAACTGTCAATGCAACTGGAAATGTTACTGCTCCAACTTTTGTGGGTGCATTGACTGGTGTTGCAAGTGGTAATAAACTTCTTTCTTCATTTGACATTCCTCATGTAAGACAAAAAAACAAGAGAATTCGTCACATTGTTGCTGAGGGCCCAGAACCAGGAATTTACATTCGTGGAACTCTCAAGGGATCCAATAAAATTGATCTCCCAGAATACTGGGATGGTTTGATTGATCCAGAAAGTATCACCGTTACCTTAACTTCTGTTGGGTCTTATCAAGAGTTATACGTTGATAAGATTGAGTGGGGTAAAACAGTCATTGTGAAGAATAACCAAGGTTCTTCTATTCACTGTTATTATGAGATTTGGGCTGCAAGATGGGTAAATCCAATGAACACAGAAGAAAAACTTCATGTTGTTTATGAAGGTGAAACACCAGATGATTATCCTGGTGGAAACAATAGTTTCTTAATCGGTGGTTGGGACTATGACAGAAGAAATACTCAATGGGAAGGAGGTGAAGACTAATGCCAGAAACCAATGATGCAAGAATAGAATTCGTTCTTAAAGATATTACTGAAAGAATTGATAGAAACAATGACGTTGCTGGGATAGGTACAATATCTCCTTTACAACAGAGAATAGACTATACCAATTCCTTAATTGAGGCCTATGATCCTGCAATCAAGGGGCTTGATAATAAGATTGTTTCGATCGGACAATCTATTAATATTCTTAAGAATGAGATTGTAACTCTCATCACGCAGGCTGTTGGTGTTAGTACTGTGAATACTTGCGGTATTGTAGATACTAGTAGGTGTGGAATTGGTACAACTGGTTGGCAAGGTGGTATCTCAACATGTTTGACTGGTTATGCTGGAGAATATTATGATACGGTCACTGCAAACATCTGGGGATTTTCAAGTACATCATCAAATCCATTTACAGTCACTACGGGTATTCTTACAGATGCAAGTAGTACGTTTGGTCCTGGTATCGGTACATTTTTAGTAATCACTCAAAATAATTCTTCTTACTCTGCTGGTGTTCGTGTAAGTCTTGGGTCTTCCGCAACATGTGTCACTACACAAACAGAAATTACTAGAAAAGATGGTGAAATATCTACTCTTAGAACTCAACTATCCGATTATGTTGGTGTGGTGAATAAGATTAGAACTCAGAGATGGAAATCTGAATTGGAAAGATGGGGATGTCTTAGAGCCATGCAAGATGCACAAACAGAGAACGACGTTCTTGTTGGAGTTCTAACCGCCTTCTCAGACAGTACCTATAATAGCCTGTTCCTCAGGTGACACAGGCCCCCTTGCCAGGGTCCTCTAGTCCTGGTATTATACATAGGTAATCGAGGGGGACACCCAATGATCGAAGAAGAGTTCGTAACTAAAGTTGTTATTGACCTTTCTCGTCGTGCTTTTTACATCACCAGTAATCTTGGTGACGAACGTGAAGTTCTTTGCGATACCGTTGAAGAGTTTTACCAAGTTATGAGTATTATTGATGTTAGTCATGAGTTTGGTGTTGATGTCTCTTATGCATCTCCTCTCGTTTCACAAACTGCGGGCGTGGTGTAGAGGTAACACGCGAGCCTTCCAAGCTCCTGTCACGAGTTCGAACCTCGTCGCCCGCTCTCTAGTATTTTAATCATGAGACCAGAAACCCGTAAGTCAATGGAGATGTTGTTCTCCGCTAAGTGGAACGTTCCAAAAGCTGCATCTAATTGTGGTTTATCGTGGAAAGAGATGAAGATTACATTCAATGAGTATTGTGCATTTCATCCTCCTACATATGTCTTAAATAACGAAGATCAACTTAGTTTGTTCTGAGTTTTTTTGGGACGGTGGCGGAATCGGTAGACGCATCGGCCTTAAAAGCCGCTGGGAGTTAGTCCCGTGAGAGTTCAAGTCTCTCTCGTCCTATGGTCTTCGGGAATAAGACCTTAAACTTTTCGCCCTGGTCGGGATCCCCTCCCCTGGGTCTTATGACCCATTTGCCCTTGTAGCTCAGCTGGTAGAGCGCGGCTTTTGTAAAGCCGATGTCGCAAGTTCAAGTCTTGTCGGGGGCTTCTCAAATATAAATATTTGGGAATACATATTTGTTTCCCAATATGAATTTGAGAACTTGTAAAGAATGTAATTGTGAGAAACCTCTAGACTTATCCTACTTTCCAAGTGCGGGTATAATTGAGGGAGTTCAGTATTACAGACACAAGTGTATTCCTTGTTATTCCAAGCAAAAACTCAAAGAGAGTGGTGCTAGAATGGACAAGTTTAGGGAATACAAAAAGACCCTAAAATGCAATCGTTGTGGATACAGTGATTATAGGGCTTTAGAATTTCATCACACGGACGACAATAAAGAAGGTAATCCTTGTGTTATTGCGAGACATAGGTCTTGGAAAAAAGTGATGGAAGAATTAAACAAGTGTGAGGTTCTGTGTTCTAACTGTCACAGAATTGAACACTATAACGGGGCGTAGCTCAGTTTGGTAGAGCAGGGGCTTTGGGAGCTTCAGGTCGCACGTTCAAGTCGTGTCGCCCCGATATTATAATCGTCTAAATATAAGGAGAAGAAATCTTGTACGCCGCAGGATAGCGAAATGCCTTTAAGTAGACTAGAGAATTTCCTGAAGAATGTTGAAGGTAACATCCTCTATGTTAATCCAACTGATCTAGACGCAACCGATAGTATTGAGAACCAGGGTAACTCATTAACAAAACCCTTCAAGACTATTCAGAGAGCCCTGCTTGAGGCAGCTAGATTTTCGTATCAAATTGGTCAAAATAATGATAAATTTGATCGCACTACAGTTCTCCTGTATCCTGGTACACATGAAATTGATAATAGACCTGGATACAGTGTAGTCGTAGATCCCGCAGATCCTACCGCAGCTTCATATAGAGATAGAAATGGAACTGTACAAACTTTATCTCAACTAACAAATTTAAGTAATTATAATTTAGATGATTCTGGTAACGAACTCCATAAGTTCAACTCTGTCGAGGGTGGCGTAATTATCCCTCGTGGTGTTTCTCTTGTTGGTCTTGATCTCCGTAAGACAAAAATCAGACCAAAGTTTGTACCAGATCCAACGAATGATGCAGTAACAAACTCATCAATCTTCCGTCTTACTGGTGGTACTTATTTCTGGCAGTTTACAGTTTTTGATGCAGACCCCACAGGTTCTGCATACAAAGATTACACAACAAATAGATATAGTCCAAACTTCTCACACCACAAACTGACTGCATTTGAATATGCAGATGGTGTGAATGGTGTTGGCATTGGTACATCATCTGCCACAACTGACCTTCAGATGTATTACCATAAGGTTCAAAGAGCCTATGGTGATAGTTCTGGTCGTGCAATTGGTGATTTTCCAGGCACGGTTGACATGCAGTCTAAACTGCCTGAATATCAGATTGTTGCACCTCTGTTTGCTAACAATGTTGGTATTTCTAGTATTAAGGCTGGTGCTGGTTCTAAGACAAATACATCGACAACCATTACAGTAGATTGTTCTACATCTCACGGGCTTGTTGTCGATAGCCCTATTAGGATTTCGGGTATCAATACATACCCCACCATTTACAATGGTAACTTTACAGTAACTGGTGTATCTAGTGATCGTATCTTTACCTATCAAGCCTCTAGTGCTCCTCTGGATGGTCTGCCAGACCTTGTTGGTGATGAGGTAGTAATTGCTGATACTGATAGTGTATCTGGTGCATCTCCATATGTGTTTAACATCTCAATGAGATCCACATATGGTATGAATGGTATGCACGCCGATGGATCTAAAGCGACAGGCTTTAAGTCCATGGTTGTCGCCCAGTTTACTGGTGTATCTCTTCAGAAAGATGACAATGCCTTCTTGTACTACAATTCAACAACTGGACAATATGATAATGTAGCCACTGTTGATGATAGCCAGAAACCACTGTATCTGAATAGTAGTTCAATATACAAACCATCGTATGAGAACTATCATATTAAGTGTTCTAACGATTCCTTTATTCAAACGGTTTCTGTATTTGCGATTGGTTATGCAAAACATTTCATTGCCGACAGTGGTGGTGACATGTCTATCACCAACTCCAACTCAAACTTTGGAGCCAAATCTCTTGCATCTATAGGATTTAAAGATACTGCATATGATAGAGATAATAGGGGATACATCACACACATCGTTCCTCCACAAAGTCAAGTTAAGTCTAACAAGACTGTTGAGTGGCTTGCTCTGAATGTTGGACTTACCACAGCTCCTGTTGGTGTAGGTACAACTGCCAAACTGTTCCTTGATGGATTTACTGATCCTGATGTTCTTCCACCAAATATTGTTGATGGATACAGAATTGGTGGTATGTATGAGACTGAGAATGACCACCTCTATGTAACCATTGCTGGTGTTGGAACATTTAGATCACCAATTAGAATGCTCAATCCTGATGGATCTGAGGGAGACATCGGTGCGAAACAATATAAGGTTGGTAGAGTTGGTGCCGCAAATAGTATTTCAAACAGTGTAATTACATTTACAACAAATCATAAGTTATATGCTGGTGAAAGTGTTCGTGTCATTGCAGATGATGGTTACTTACCAGATGGTATTGATACTAATGAGATCTACTATGCCGTTACAAATGATTCTCAGAATGAATCATTGACTGCAGATCAGATCAAACTTGCAAGAAGTGAAAATGAGGCTATTCTTGGTGGATCTGGTAACTTCATTACTATCGATAATAATCTTGGTGGTGTTCTCACTGTTGTCTCTAGAGTAACTGACAAGATCCCTGGTAGTTTTGGACATCCAATTCAATATGATGAAGAAAACGAAAACTGGTATGTTCGTGGTGGTATTACAACATCTTCAAATGAACTTTGGCAACAAATTGTAAACAATCAGGTTGCAATTGGACCTAGAACTGGAAAGACATTCTTCAGAAGAAGAGAAGATACCAGATCATTAACGGATAAAATTTATAAACTGAGATATGTAATTCCAAAAGAGATTGCTGATGCCAAACCACCTGTTACTGGATATTCAATTGCAGAATCTAGTACTGTTGGTGTAACAACTGCTTCTGATTTTACAAACACAATTCCAAGTGTCAATGTACAAAGAAACCTTCGTATTCTGAAGAGTGTTGATCGTAGTACAAACACTGGTATCACCACCGTTGTAACTGAGAAACCACACAACTTTGTTGTGGGAGATAAAGTTCACTTTGCCAACATTTATAGTTCTACTAATACAGTTGGTGCAGCAAACTCTGGTTATAACGTAACTAAGACTGTAGTTGGTATCACAAGTTCCAAAGGATTTGAAGTTTTGTTTGGCGTAGCTGATCCTAATCCTGGTACTTTTACAGATACGGTATCGATCAGAAATCAAAATCTACCTACGGTTTCAAGAAAAGAGTACAAGGATAGTTACACAATCTATCGTGTTGAAACTCTTAAACCACATGAATATAACAAACAGGATGGTGTCTACCACTTAACATGTGTAGATTCAAGTATTTCTCCTGTTGTCAATGAGTTTAGTGATAATAAATTCAACCAACAAATTGAAGATCTGTATCCACAGTTTGATGCAAATAACTTCAATATGGATCCACATGCAGCATCAAGTTTTGCTGTAGGTAACCTGATTGGTCAAGTTGTAACTAACGATCTTAAGAAGAGTATCACTAAGGAATTTGCAAACAACTTCCTTGTCAGTAACAGAATTGGATATGCAGTAACAGGTGCAGTAAGTTCTTCTTCTGGTGTTTCTACTGTATTCACGAATGTACAACATAACTTTAACAGTATTATTACTCTTGGAACTCCAACTGCTGGTACTGGATATGGCCCTGGTGTATCAACCACTCTTTATAACGTCAGTCTGACTGGTGGAAGTGGTGAAGGTGCAACTGCAAATGTTGTTGTAAGTGCTGCACAAACTGTCACTTCACTCACTATTGTTGATGGTGGTTCTGCATATGTAGTTGGTGATAGTTTAACTATCAACGCAGGTAATGCTGATGCAACTGTAAGTGTCAGTGCAATCAATAACAATATTGGTGATGCACTTCAAATTGTTGGTGTTGGAACTTCGGGAAATAGATACAACTCTGGATACTCTGGTATTCACACAATTACAGCCCTGACATCCAAATCTGTAACTTATAATGTTGGATCTAATCCTGGTGTTTATGTTGCTCCAACAACAGGTATTCATACTGGTTTCTTCTTCCTGGCTGGTGATGCTCCTGGTATCAGTACCATTGCATATACTGATCGCACAACGGGTATTGTCACTGTTACCACTACAATCCCACATGGATTAAACGTTAATAATCCATTCAAGATTGTCGGTGTTGCACAAACGATTTACAACGGTGAGTTTATTGTAAATGAAAGAGTTGGCATCAACACATTTACTTTCAAGTTCACTGAAGACTTTGTTCCCACCGCCTACGTCTCTGGTGGTAATGTTCTTCCTATTGTTTATGGTGCTCATGGTGGATTGACTAGATCTGGTGATGAGAAAATCGGTCAGAGACACGTTCCTTTTGTTGCAGGTATCAGCACAACGATTGATGCTGCAGGTATCAGCACAACATCAACTACTCTGATACTTTCAAATAGTTCTGGTTTTTATAAGGGCGACTATGCACAGATCGATGGTGAGATCATCAGAATTGCAAGTGATTTCACATCTAATCAGGCCACAGTTCTTAGAGGACAACTTGGATCAAGAACTGAAAAACATGATGGTACATCAGTTATCAAGAAAATTCGTGTAATTCCAACTGAGAACAGAAGATACTCCATTCTTCGTGCTTCTGGACATACCTTTGAATACCTTGGTTATGGTCCAGGTAACTACTCAACTGGTATGCCTCAGAAACAGGATAGAGTGTTGACAAGAATTGAACAGTTCCTGTCACAATCTATTCAACAAAAGGGTGGATCGGTTGTTTACACTGGTATGAATGATGCCGGTGACTTTTACATTGGTAACAGAAGAGTAAGTTCACTGGATGGTACAGAAACTACCTTCCAAATTCCTGTTCCAACTGTAACTGGTGCTGATGCAACTTCCGACGCAACCAGTGGAAGACTTGACGTTATCTTTGATAGTGTCAATGTTCGTGAAGGTCTGGTTGTTGATGGTATTAACAATACAACCGTTAAACTTAACGCACCAACACAAGTCACAGAAAAACTGACATCAACCTCCGATGATGGTGTTGAAGTTGTCTTCCTTGACATCTCTGCTGGTCTTGATCAGGCTAGAACAATCACATATTCTGGATCAAAACCAACTGCTGCTGGTATTGAAGGTGACCTTGTATTCAGTTCTACTCCTACATCTGGTGGATATCTTGGTTGGGTATATACCAGTGCTGGATGGAAGAGATTTGGTTTAGTTTCTACCGAAGGTGATGAGACCAGACTGAGCCTTAATTCTGTTGGTGTTGGTTCTACCAGTGCTTCCCGTATTGGAAGTCAGAGTGGACTTGATGTTCGTGGTCAGATTGTTGCTGACAATCTTTCACTTACAGGTATCTCTACTTTCTCTGGAACAACTACATTCCAAGACGTAACTTTCCAGACAGTTAATGTTTCTGTTGCTGGTACAGCTGCAGATTGGAGGGTTACTGGTAATGCAAGAGTTGGTGCTGCACTGACTGTAACTGGTATCGCCACATTCTCTAACAACGTTAGAATTGCTGGTAATCTTACTGTTGATGGTGATCTTTCTTATGATGAACTGACGGGTAGAAACCTCAGAATTACTGGTGTTTCCACTGTCGCTGGATTAAATGCAACGGGCATCAATAATGTCGGTGTCATTACTTCTAGAAACATTCTTCCAGAAGCCGACAGTACATATACTCTTGGATCCAATTTGGTCAGATGGTCCAATGGTTACTTTGATACCGTAACAGTTGCTGAGACAACCATTAATACTGATGGTGTAAATGTTGCAGTCGGAGACACATACTACATTGGTGGCACTCCAGTCCTGAGTGGTTCAACACTTCATTCTGGAATTACAAGTTCCTTCTTGACTGCTGTTGGTAACCTGAGTTCTCTGTCTGTCGCTAATAATGTTATTGTTGATGGAGGAACTCTCTTTGTCAATGCATCAACAAATCGTGTTGGTGTCAATACATTAACTCCAGGATATGCTCTGGATGTTGTTGGTGATATTAATATTTCTTCTGGATCATTCTTCAAGATCAATGGCGCAGTTCTGACTTCTGGTTACTTACAACCAATCACAGAAGGTAAGGCTGTTGGTCTTACAACTGCTGCGGGTCTTGGTGTTGCTGTTGGTGATGCTGGATTTATTGGTAATGGATCTGGAAGAGCTTCTTTCCAAGTCGGTGCTGGTTCTTCAGTATTCTTCGTTGGTGCTGGATCAACCGCAAGAGTTGGTATTGGTTCTACAATCCCAAGAGCTACTTTTGATCTCGCTGGTAAGATGGCGATCAATGGAGACCCTCAATGGGTTGATACATATGGTGTGATTAAACAATCAAGAAATACTATTGCTGAAGATGTTACTATTCCAGCCTCACATAATGGAGTTGATTTTAATTCCATGTCTGTTGGCCCTATCATCATCAGTAGTGGTTTTACAGTTACAGTTGACACGGATGCAACATGGGCGATCATTTAATTGAAATTAAAGAAGATTTTCTAAAACAAATCGAGAAAGTCAAGGAAGAGATTATTAATCTTGAAAATGAACTAAATAAGAAAAAGGAACACTTCCTTAAGCTCCAAGGTGGTCTAGAAACTCTAGCCATCTTGGAACAAAAAGTCAACCTAAATAACACAGAAAACTAGATTACCAATGGCTGACAACGAAGTAACAAATTATAGAGTAATCTACCCAAATGATGAGGGTGGTGTGAGCATCTTGGTTCCATCTCCAAGTTGCCCTTCTATTGATAGGTTGGTACAAGATGTACCTTATGGTAAGCCTTACGAGATTGTTCCCGTATCGGCTATTCCATCCGATAGAACATACAGAAACGCTTGGACTTTCGACGAGGCTTGATAAATGGCTAAACTAGGTATCGACGTATCAAAAGTAAGAGAACTCCACAAGGACAAGATGAGAGAGGTTAGAAAACCTCTTCTGGATGCCCTTGATGTTGAGTTCATGAGAGCTGTTGAAGCAGGTGATACTGCAAAACAGGCTGAGATTGCTGCAAAGAAACAACATCTTCGTGATTGTACTGATTGTTGTGACACTCATGAGATTACATCTACAAGTCTCCTGGGTGTAACAGAACAGATGAAACAGTGTTGGGAAGATTGTCTTGGAGAGAACCCTCTTCTCTGATAAATACTAAAAGCCGATAGATATCGGTTTCACTGGTACATACCACTAGAGTAGCCACATGGCATCGAAAGTTAAACTAAAGCGCTCTGCGGTGCAGGGCAAAGTACCTCATATTGATGACTTGGAGTTAGGAGAACTAGCTCTAAACACATATGATGGTAAACTGTTTGCTGAAGTTAACACTGGTATTGCTACTGTAGTTGAAATCGGTTCTAATCTTACCAACCTTAAGGTAAGTGGGGTTGGTACAATCAGTGGGCTTACATATCCAACATCAGACGGATCCGCCGGCCAAGTCATCAAAACTGACGGGCTTGGCGGATTATCTTTTGGTGATGTTGAAGGAGGCACTGACGAACACATTCTTCCTGTAATGACCAGAATTGCACAAGGTACTGGAAGCAAGAATGATGCAGTTATGGTTACAATTGTCGCTGGAATAAATACAGTGACTGGAAGATTTGGAAGCAATGTGAATGTCACTGAGAACGCCTTAGTTCCTTTTAGAACAACTGTTGGTATTACAACTCACTCACTTATCGAAACCTTCTTCAACACTGTAGTATAAAAATGGCTGATAGAATTCCTCTTATTGTTGATTCGTCAACAAATCAAATTAAAGAACTTCCTATCGGTGATAGGTTAGATATTGGTGGTGCCCATGTCATTGGTGCTACAGGTATTGGAGTTACTGATCTTAATGTAACTGGTGTCGCTACAATCGCCAACTTAAGTATCAGTGATGTTTCATTCACTAACCTTGAAATTACTGGTATTACTACGATTGGTAATGCTGCATCGGATACCCTTAAGGTTAATGCTCAGATCAACTCCGATCTGATCCCTGATGTTCATCAAACCTTTAAAGTTGGTGCTGCGACTACTGAGTGGAGAGAAGGATATTTTACCCATGCATTTGTTTCTGCAGGTGCAACAATTGGAACTCCTGGTGCTGGATTAACAGCTCTGGTTGTAAATGGCGATGCAAGAATTACTGGTATTCTCACTGTTGGTGGTGGATCTGTTACTATCAATGGCAATACAAATGACATTAAGGGTGTTGGTATTATTACTGCAACCAAACTGATTGGTACAGCCACAAACCTTGATGTTGCCAATTTAACCGAAGAAGCTTCACCTCTTTCTGGTGATTACATTCCTGTTCTTTCTGGTGGTACACTTAAGAAAGCTACGATCTCTAATGCTGCTGTAGTTGGTCCTACAGGTCCTCAAGGTGTTCAGGGTCCAACAGGTCCTCAAGGTGTTCAAGGTCCTACTGGCCCTCAAGGTGCTCAAGGTGTTCAGGGTCCTACAGGTCCTACAGGTCCTACTGGCCCTCAAGGTGTTCAAGGCCCCACAGGTCCAACGGGTCCTACAGGTCCTCAAGGTGTTCAAGGTCCTACAGGTCCTACTGGCCCTCAAGGTGTTCAGGGCCCTCAAGGTGCTCAAGGTGTACAGGGTCCAACAGGTCCTCAAGGTGCTCAAGGTGTTCAGGGTCCTACAGGTCCAACAGGCCCTACAGGTCCAACAGGTCCTACTGGACCTCAAGGTGTACAGGGTCCAACAGGTCCTCAAGGTGCTCAAGGTGTTCAGGGTCCTACAGGTCCAACAGGCCCTACGGGTCCAACAGGTCCTCAAGGTCCTCAAGGTGTTCAGGGCCCAACAGGTCCTGCCGGTCCATCAAACACAATTAACACCACAAACTCAAATACTGCCACTGCAAGATATTTGGTTGGTGTTACTGCACAAGGAACTAATACAACTCCATATACAGATTCTGAACTGTATTGGGATGGTGGTTCCAATATTCTTTACAATACCTCAGACTTCCATCTGAAAGAAAATATTCAACCTATTGAAAATGCAATTGACATTATCAAGAGACTTGATGGTGTTAGGTACAATTGGAAAGAACAGGGATCTAAGAGTATTGGATTTATTGCACAGGATATTCAAAAAGTTCTTCCAGAACTTGTAAGTCGCAATGAAACAACTGGATCTCTTGCAGTTGGTTATCCAAATATCACCGCAGTTCTGTGGCAAGGTATTAAAGAACTCAATGAAAGAGTTGAAAATCTAGAAGGTAAGTGATATAATCAGCCATATACAGTGAAGTATGTGGCTTTATGAACGCTGAGTGGGTAATCTGGAGAGATGCTTTCTCTCCAGATGAATGTGAAAGTATTTTGGAAATAGGAAAAGATTTGCCAGAGGACATGGCAAATATGGGCGTTGATGGTGAAAATCCAGACAGGAAATATCGTACCAGTAAAGTGAAGTGGATGTTTGAAAACATCTACGAAGATGTTTTTGCCAAAATGTGGAAAATGACCACAAAGGTCAACGAAGAATACTTCGGTTTTCATATTGACACTCTTCGATACATGCAGTTGGCTGAATATGAAGAGACTTATGAAGGCCAATACAAGAGACATCATGATGTTTTTTGGATGAACAGAACCAATAAACATCGAAAGTTATCTGTAGTATTACAACTTACCGATCCAGCCACGTATGAAGGTGGTGAGTTAAATCTTGAAGTTCAAGGTGAACAACCTCAAAATTATTCTGGGCAAGGAACTGTGATTTGGTTCCCATCTTGGACGCCACATTGGGTAACACCAGTTACAAAAGGATTGCGTAATAGTGTTGTTTGTTGGTTTGAAGGACCTCGTTGGCGATGAAAACAGAACTTATCGTTATTGATGACTTTTATCAAAATCCAGATGATGTAAGAGCCTTTGCTCTTGCACAAAACTTTCATGTCATGGGTAACTATCCTGGCTCTAGGACTAGTAACTTTATGAATGAAGGTACAAAACAACAAATACAAGACATTGTTCGTTTGTACTCTGGTGAAGTCACAAATTGGTTAGATGGTCCAGAAGGATATAGTGGATCATTTCAACTAACTACTTGTCTTGATAGAAGTTGGATACACAGTGATGATTATAATAATTGGGCAGGAGTTTTATATTTGACACCAGATGCTCCAATCGAGGGAGGAACTGGTTTTTTTAGATCTAAAATCGATGGTACACTTAGAGGGTATGAGTATTCTACTCTTCCTGGTGCAGACATGACCAAGTGGGAATTAGTTGCTGAAGTTGGTAATGTTTATAATAGGTTGATCTTATTTGCTGCGGACCAATGGCACAGTTCTCTTCAATATTTTGGAGATAATCTTCATACTGGGCGATTAACACAAGTATTCTTTTTTCACACTGAACGATGATTTCCTTTTGTGAATATGTTCTAAAAGAGGGTGGAAGTGTTCACCCTCTTTTTATACCAAATCAAGAACTTGGTAAAACTGGAATAATGAACCCATCAGTTCATGTTGATGGTGATAGAGTATTTGTAAATCTTCGTAGTGTAAACTATGTTCTCTATCATGCAGAAAACCGTAGATTTCCAAACAGGTATGGATCTCTATGTCACATGCAACCAGAGAGTACAAGGATCTTAGGAACAACTAATATCTTTACTGAATTGAACGAAAACTTTACTGTAAAAATGTTCAGTGAAGTTGACACTAGTGACTGTGATGTTCCCCCCAAATGGTTATTTCATGGTCTAGAAGATGCCAGAGTTGTAAAGTGGGACAATAAACTTTATCTCTGTGGAGTTCGTAGAGACACTACAGATAATGGTGAAGGAAGAATGGAACTCTCTGAGATTTATTGGAATGGGAGAGTAATTAAAGAACATCGTCGATATAGAATACCAAGCCCAGATAATTCTTACTGTGAGAAGAACTGGATGCCAATTATTGACAAACCCTATCATTTTGTTCGTTGGGCTAATCCAGTACAGGTTGTGAAATATGATATTGATACAGGTAAACTTACTACAGTATTCAATGGAGTAGATAAACTAGATCTGCCTCGTGAACTTAGAGGTGGATCACATCTTGTTACTGTGGGTAATTATTATCTTTGTATCACTCATGAAGTTCAATTCACTCCAGATGAACAGGGAAGAAAGGATGGTATCTACACTCATAGATTTATATCTTATGATAAGAACTGGAATATAGTTGGGTGTAGTAATGAATTTAATTTGATGGGAGCTAAAATTGAATTTGTAACTGGTATGGCAATTCACAAAAATGATCTTCTGATTACATTTGGTTTTCAGGATAATGCATCATTTCTTATTCGACTTCCCATTAACAAGTTTAAATGGTTATGATTGAACAATACATTCAAAATCCAGAAGATCCACAGATTAATTTCGATCTTGGTATCTGGTATGAACAACGTGGGCAACTTGCAGCTGCCTTCTCTTTCTACATGAGAACCGCAGAAAGATCGAATGATAATAATCTCACAAAGGAAGCCTTAGTTCGTGCTGCAAATTGTCTTCATGTCATTGGAGACCATAAAGAGATTGTCGATGATCTTGTTGAGTATGCAAAGTCTTTTACTGATGTTAAGATTGATATTATTCTTCAGGGTCAATACACAGACTATACTGATGAAGTTGCAAGACATTATCTTGAGTTGCCATTTGTTAACCAAATCATAATCTCTTGTTGGGATACTGATAAAGAAGATGTTTCAGATCCAAGAATTAAGTTTGTAAGAAGTAGTTTCCCAAGTATTGCTGGAACTGGTAATCGCAATCTTCAGATTGTTTCCTCTCTTGCTGGTCTTCAATCTGCAACCACAAAGTTCTCCGTCAAGATACGATCGGATCAAAAGTATTCTCATCAGGCTATGACGGGGATGTATGATTACTTCCTCAATAATAATACTAGAGTTATAACATTTCATGATGATGAAACTAAACCAAGAAATCGTATCTTGGTCGGTGGTAGTTTTCCAGACTTTCCATTCCATCCCAAAGATCACATTATGTGGGGTAACACAGAAGACTTGATTGATGTCTTCAGTCTGCCACTTGAACAACATTCAATCTACACCAGGGCTGGTATTCAACAGAAAGATTATTGGAAGTATTATGAATACTTTATTCGTACTGAGAGTTATATTGGTGCCTTTTACTGTGCCAATTTTGATGAACACATCAGGATCTTTCTTCTAAGACCAGAAGATTATTTGCATGACAAATCCAAATGGCATGATGAAGCTATTGGTGTGAGTGATTGGTTAACACCAAAAGTATTCAAATCATTTCCTAAAGAACTGAATGAACTTGAATGGCCAAAGTATGGATGGACTGAGTATCCTTTCCAACGGCAGAGGGATCAGTTTGGTGAACGATGGGATGAGGATGGTGTGTGACGGTTTCCCGACCGTCCACAACCCCTTGACAAAGACATCCTTCCTAGATATATTAGTTAAGTCGTTCAGTTCCTGACCAATGACCAGTTTGATGCAAAAACGTCGTTACCGTGTTGTCCTGGAGCTTGATATTCTGGATGATAGCCATCCTGAAGATTTCAACTGGGAGAATATGCTTGATATTCAGGGTGAAGAGAGTGTGCATTTGGTTTCTGTAGAGGAACAGGACGAGATCGACTGGTAAGTTATATACTGCGATGTATATGTCCACCCGTATATACTGCGGGTGGATTGTTTTTTGTGTGTCATTATGAAACCGATTGTCAAGTATCAGGGTGGAAAATCTAAGGAACTTCCTCTCATCAAGGAGTTGATGCCTAAGGATTTTGATCGTATTGTGGAACCGTTTTGTGGTGGTGCCGCAGTAACTTTTGGTACAGAAACACTTGGTATTCTGAATGATACCAACAAGATGGTTACCAATCTCTACAAAGAGATCGCAGATCCAGAACACTTCGGTGAGATCTGGGATGTGGTTGATTGGTTGAGAAAACAGGACCATGATGTACTTGAGACGCAGTTTTATCAGGCCCGTGATGTAATCAATGGGAGTAATGATAACGAACTTATTCAAGCCGTTTCTTACATCATTGTCCGTCAATTGTGTTTCTCTGGAATGGAGAGATACAATGCGAAAGGTGAATTCAATGTGCCCTTTGGCCACTATAAGAAGTTCTCCTGTAATTTGAGTGAAGATCATCACACGTTTCTCAAACAGTGTGACATCAGAAACGGAAGTGCCATCGACGTTTTTGATGATATTACAGATCGTGACTTTATCTTTGTGGATCCTCCGTATCTGGAACGTCTGGGGTACACTACTGGAGATGGAGGTCAACAGTTGCATGAGGATCTGTTAGAATGTCTGAAGAACACATCTGCCAAGTGGATGGTCGTTCATTCTGATCACGAGTTCTATCGTGATAACTATAAAGACTTCAACATTCAGACTAAGGATTTTGTTTATGCCCAACGATTTGGGAAGAACAAAAACCACTCTGGTGCAAAGGTCCAACACTTGTACATAACCAACTACTAAAGATGAAATTCTCTCTTCAAGACATCGACGCACTTATGACTGCATTGCAGTTGATGGACATTCGTGACAAGAACCGTCAAGAAGAATTTCTTGGTGTAGACTATGCAGAGATCTACAAAAAACTTGAGAACTATCGTTTCAATTTGACTAGTATGTGATGAGACTTGCTTTTGTTATTTCTGGTGTTTGGTTTCTTCATTGGTTATGTCTATTGCCCTCTCGTTTAGTGGCTATCGTCACCGCAAACAACTTGTCCGATCAGCTGTGGACTGGTTTGTATCAAACTTCATTGGTAAGTATGAACTAGACATTGACATCATGGACAGAGGATTGAACCGTGAAGGTCTCTTTGGGGCTTGTACGGTTCTTGATCGAAACTCCCGACCTAGAGAGTTTCTAATTGAGATGAATAATACTCTGGACGATATGGCTTACTTGTCCACATTGTTCCATGAGTTAATTCATGTTAAACAACGTGTGTTGGGTCAATTCAAGACCAAATATGAGAAAGATTATTGGTTTGGGAAACTGATTGATCCTGACACAGAATATAGGGATCTACCATGGGAGGTAGAAGCTCATCAGATGGAGGGATCCATAATGGATCTTTATCTATCAGACCTTGCCACCATCTACTGACGGTGGTATCTTTAAACCGTAGTCAACCCACCTTCACACTACATCATGTACTCTTTTCTGACCGAAGACGATCTTCAGTATCTTGAACCGATTGTCAATAAAAATCAATCCAAGTATAACTGGGAAAAATGGAGTGTTGGAAATCAAATGCATATTCCGTTTTCGCATATGACTGAAGATGCTGTCAAAAAAGGTTACCGACCCACACTTCCTCCTCGTCTTGTTGAAAAGGGATGGAAGATTAAAACTGCTAAGTATAATCTTCGTGGTGTTCCTGGTCTTCTAATCACCCGTATCGCCTGACCAGTTCCACAACCGTCACAGGACCCTCGCCACGGGGGCCCTTTTGTCGTATTATGGCCACATCGATGAGGTTCCAATGCAACTGCGTCCCTACCAAGAACGTGTTGTTACTGAAATGCGTATTCATCATAAAGGACAACTTCTGCTCCCGACTGGTGGTGGTAAGACCCTGTGCATGATCACCGACGCAATGCGGGAACTTGATAGTTTCCCTTCAAACTACACTATTGTTGTTGTTGCACCCCGTATTCTTCTTGCAGAACAACTCTCCAGTGAGTTCCTTGAGTTTATCACCAACTGCCGTGTGATGCATGTCCACAGTGGTGAAACTCATCACTTCTCTTCTACCAACCCTGAGAAGATCCGTCAGTGGTTCTATCAGGTTCCTATGAGCCGTCGTATCATCTTTACCACCTACAACTCTCTGCAACGTGTTGTTGATAGTGGTATTCGTGTTGATACCATCTATTTCGATGAGGCTCACAACAGTGTGAAACGTAACTTCTTCCCCGCGACTGAGTATTACTCTCAAACTGGTGGTCGTTGTTTCTTCTTCACTGCAACTCCCAAACATTCTGTTACCATCTCCAAGCCTGGGATGAATGACGTTGATGTGTACGGTCAGGTTCTTGCACAGGTTCAAGCTTCTGAACTGATTGAGTACGGTGCAATCATCTCTCCCAAGGTGGTTGTCAACCAACTCCCCATGGCTATCGGTGGTGACATTGCAGAACGTGACTGTGAGAACCTGTTGAACACGTTGGACAACAACGATCATATGGAGAGAGTTCTGATCACGGCTGCGAAGACCAAACACATTGCAAATCTCTTCACTGAGACTGACTTCTACCACAAAGTTCGTTCCCGTGGTTACAACGTGATGTGGATTACTTCCAAACATGGGGCTAACATCAACGGTGTCAAAGTCAACCGTGAGAAGTTCTTTGAGACCCTGAATGAGTGGGGTCGTGACATCAACCAGAAGTTCATTGTTCTTCACCACTCTATCCTTGCAGAGGGTATCAACGTCTCTGGACTGACTGCATGTGTCCTGATGCGTAACATGGACTATATTGAGATGGCCCAGACTATTGGTCGTGTGATCCGTTTGGATCCCCGTGACCGTGAAGCCATTGCATCTGGTAGTGTCAATCCTGGTGACACCTGGAACTATCACAAACCCTTTGGTGTTGTCTGTGTTCCTGTGTATTCTAAGGTTGGTATTTCCACCGCACAACGTCTTCAGTCTGTGGTAGATACCATCTTCAACGAAGGTCAACCTGCAATCTCAGTGGTTCGCAGGTAAGATCCCAGTGGCCATCGGGGGTAAAACCCCGATTTTTCTGCAATTTCGTTTGCCAGACCCAACAGGTCATCCCTCCAGATAAAAACGACCATTATTTCAAATGAGTAGAAAAGACCCCATGCCTGGTATCCTGGATGATGTTCACCCAGGATGTTTCTATAAAGACCATGGAATAGTACCAATCATAAACAGTAAAAGATACGTGGTGATTGGTCCTGATGGTACTGGAAACTGTACTCAACTCAAAATTTGTAACAACGTAGACACCGCAAAAAAGTGGATCCGTAATAGACCAAAGACCTCATAATGAGGTCTTTTTTTGTATAAATAACCAGTAGTGAAACTACTGATTTTTTTATGTGCAGTGGGTTTTACAAACTTGATAAATACTAAAAAGTAAAACGGTTATGGATTTATCCATACTATTTCTGAACGCAAGTAGGGGATCATGAGTATTTTAAGGGTCGATGCAATTAGAGATAATGGCTCTGGTTTTAATGATGTAGTTACGTTTGCTAATAGTGGCGGCACTGAGAATGGCAAATTGGCTAGGGCTTGGGTGAACTTTAATGGTCAAGGAACTCTTGCCATTCGTTCCTCATTTAATGTGAATAGCCTGTCGGATTTAGGTACGGGGAAATATGGAATGACTATGACTAATGCTGTTTCAAGTTCAGCTTTTGCTCTCTTTCATAGTGCTTCTGACGATAATGTTGCCGCGTGTTGTTCTTATGAAGCGGGAACATTTGCTAATAGATCAACAACTTATGCTCAAATGTATGCATATGCTCTCGGTAGCGGACCAAGAGATATTGAAAGTGCTTCTATGGGAGTTTTCCGTTAAATCCCCACTATTCAATCAAGATAATCAGGAAACGTTATGAGCCAAATAAGAACCAATAGTATAGTTCCAAGTGGAGGAGTTCCAGCTGGTGCCAGTGGTGGAGGTATTATACAGACTGTAAGTACAACAAAAACTGATACATTTTCAACGACTACACAAACAACTTGGGTAGATGTTACTGGATTTAATGTTTCAATAACACCAAGAAGCACTTCCAATAAAATACTGATTTTAGTTTCTTTTTATGCTGCTATCAGTTCCAACAGTAGTGGATATTTTCAAAGACTTATGAGAGATAGTACCGCAATTTGTATTGCCGACGCTGCTGGGAGTAGACAAAGAGCATCAACAATAA